AAGGTATCTTTACAATCTATAGCGTCTTGAATGTCGTAATAATCGTTCCAATTTAAACTAAAGGCATATGATTCTTGTAATGCCGCAAATCCAACTGTTTGAAACTCATAAGTCAAACGTGCAAAAGCGTCTTTTTCAATACCCTTGGCAACAATCTTGATGGTTTGTCCATTTAATACAGAAATTTCTTCAGGGTCACCCGTATATAATACGTTATTAACATAAACCTCATAAGATTCAACATTTAACTTATTTTTAAGAACTAAAACACCACTTAAGTTATTTGTTGATATAACATTTAAATCTTCATTACCATCAATTAATGTCTCAACATAACTAACCTTAGCATCTTGAGATGCGATTTTCTTATTGATTTGAATCTTAATCTTTTCATTTATATTCCCGTTTTCATTGATAGTAACTTTATATGGTAATTGGTTTTCAGATACTTTAGTAAACACACCTGAAGATGTACCCGTGTATACAACAATGTCAGGAACTAACACACCACCAACAGTAATTAATTTAATGTTTTGTTGATTGCCAATTTCAATTGTAATTGGTTTTGCAAATGTTTTTACGAAAGTATTTTGTCCTGAGGAAAATACATATTTACCATTGGTGGTTTGCGCCGAACATGTAAACACATAATCTTCAGTCGCATCATAAGCCGGGTCAGTTAATGAGTTCGCCCAGTGTTCTTTAATGTTTGGAACCAAATAATACGCTCGTTTAACCTGTTCTTGTAAATCACCAGGTTGGTCCCACTTAACTTTAAATCTATACTTTCCTTTGGTTGGAATTCCAATTGATGGGTCATTTGAAACAACTTCTTCACCAAACTCATTGGTTACCACATAATCTAAATTCATAGGTACATCAACCATCCATGTACCATTATCATCAATTACTTTACCCTCGTTCTCTAATCTAAACTCTTCTAATATTGGATACCCACTTTCATCAGTTTGAATTGTTTGTCTGATTGCTAAAACACTACCAGGTCCTGTGGTCAATGAACACAAGTTACCCATATTATCTTTTGGTTTACAATTATCTCTTAACCTATCTTCGTCAGGAGTACTAAATATTGAACCCATGAATACCGCTGTAGGTGTAAACTCATAACCTAAATCTCTTAAATCAAAATCTAATCTTTCAATTCTTGCCTGACAAAAATCTTCATCACCCCAAAATGGATTAATGTTAATTGGTGTGTTGATATTAACAATCTGAGGTAACTCATTTAAATTTGTTGACGATTTAAATCTTGCACCATTAACTTGTTGGTCGGTCGCCTTACCAATTCTAATTAAGTCTTGTGGTGAAAGTGAGAAAGGTCCAATATCAGATAAATCCATATCCAAGACAACAGTCTGATTACCCGTTGGTACACCAAAAATCATGTAGTCACCACTATCGTTTGTCTTAACCGTAAATTTGTAATATTTCTCATACACCTCAACAACTGTTGGGTTGTTCAATATATCATTTAATTCAGGAAAGGTTCCTGTTGGAATGTGTCCACCATGTTGTTGGGTATATGGTAAAAGATTGTATCTATAACCATCTTCATTTAAATCTGAAGGTTGTTTGTAAGGATATAATGTAGATATAACAGGGTCCAACTCATCTTCTGCGGTAATTGGAACAAAGACTGATACTCTAGCGTTTGGGACACCGTAACCACCATTGGCAACTACTCTACCAACAACAACACCATAATCAGAGCATAATCTTGAGTAAACGTCCGATTGTGTAATCTTTAACGACAATAACTCAAGAAAATCAAAATCTTGGTCTAATTGTACTTGTATCTGTTGGTCAACACCTATTTGTGTTCGTAGTCTATATGATTGAGGCATACCTTATACTTTAATGATAAATACTTAATGTATTTTTTTATAAATAATAATAGGTAGGTATTCTTAAAAATAAATTATCAAGAGAAAGATACACTTTGGAAATTCTTCACCCTAACAACTATATCTTTTTCAGGGAATCTAATTTGATATACTTCGTTTGGTTGTGAGAATATTGTCTCATCAGTTGGTTGTATCTTTTTTGTTGCAGAGTCTGAATATGGCATTGATGTTTGAGCCGAACTATACTGACCCCCAACTTTGTTAAATACAGATATGTTTGATACTGTAATAACACCATTTTCACTTTGAATAATTCTATTCAACTCAGACAAATAAACGTTTTGACCTAAAGTTCTATCTAATGGTGACATGTATGCCGAAACTCTGTCAATAATATTTGAGATTACAACTCCTTGGTTCTGAGTTGCGTCTAAAACAACAGAAATATCAAAACCTAAATCAATAACCTCAGCAGTTTGAACTGAGATATAATCATTAACCATTCTATAGTTTGATAGATATTCAGCAATATTATTTTTAAGTGTATTTGATACCACAGGACTTAATTTACCTGAACTATCATAAGACAAAACCTGAATATTAATTTTATTATCATTTTCAGTAATAGCAACCTTGGCAGGTGCTCCGAATTCGGATGGCATGTTTCTAATTAATTGTTCATAGTCGTGGACAGTAACCGCTCTATTTTGTGCGGTGAAGTTAAATGTTACATAATTTCTTACTTCCTCAACTGATGGATACCCCGCACCACCTATTGCAGCAGCAACGTTATTACATCGTAACGAATTAATTACGTTTTGGTTGATAGTTGTTGATGGACCGTTTACAACAAAGTTTACAGTACCAATTTGATTTATTGCATTTACACCCAAATTGGTACCAAGACCACCACCAACTCTGTATTGAATAAAGATTGTAGTATTTGCTTGTAATGCATTACCTAATGATATATTATTTTGATATTGACTTAAGTTAAGAGGTACTCCTAACCTTGCAAATTCTCTTAATTGGTCTTCAGCAGTATTTGTACCGCCACCAAACGTTATCTTTTGAAACCCTTCAGGTGTGTATTCCGTAATAAATCTATTTGGAACTTGTATGTATTTTCCAACTTTAATACCAGGTTGGTCTGAAACTTTTGTTGGGTCTTCAACAAAGACTCTATCTTCAGCAAGTGCCGAAACTTCATACCATCTACCCGCTTCACTTAAAAATTCTTGAGCTGTTGGAATATTGGCATAATTTGTACCGTCTCTTTGAATTATTGATGTAACACCAAGAACATTCTTTTCAGGCAAAAACAATTCAAAGAATGGTCTAACATCATTAGGTGTAATGGTTCTTTTGAATACCTTTGTAATACCATTAACAACAACCTCTCTCTTTGTAATGGTGTAATTAATTAAGTTATTATTTGAGTCAAAATTAGGTATCTTTAATCTGTTTGGAAATCCGTCAGCGTTAAATGGTGAAGCAAAGTTAATATCTTGTACGTTTTCAAAAATTTGTCCGGCACCAACAACTTGACTCCCTCTTCTTAAGATACCAAGATATCTATCATCTTCTTTATCACCGTTAGCCGGTACGGTAATTGAAAAGTCTACTAATGATACTGATGGTCTTTGACCTGGTATTTTTAAACCGTATGTTCTAGCAATATTATATATTGATGAACGTTGTTGTGCATATTGTAAAACAGTTTCTTGGATACTTCTATCAATATGATAGTGTAAGTTGTCTGCAACCGCAGCGTTCAAATCCAAAAATACTGAGAATATTGATGCATCATTAAAATTATCAATAAGGTCAGGATAATACGTTCTCGTGAAATTTATTAACTCTTGTCTTATTGCTTGGAAATCCCTAACTGAATATGATATTCTTTTTTCCGCCATACTATTAAATATTAATTATTACAAAATCTTTACTGCTAAACGCATCATCAGTAATTGAATAATCAATCCTAACTTTAGCGGTATAGTCTCGTGTTGATTGGTCACTAATTCTATCACCCTGTCTTAAAATAGCCCCGTTAGAACTTACCACAGTACCATCTTCTTCATCGTTACTTGCCGGTACTACACTAATACCATTAATCTGTAAATTTGGTATATACTTCTCAACAGAGTCTCTAATCTCGGATTCAATATCCGCCAATGTAGGACCGTCTAATGGTTCAAAAATATATTCATATAATCTTGTTCCAAAATCAGGTAAAAAATACCTTGAACCCTTTCTTGTAAGTAATAGATGAATCAAATCAGACCTGATTTCCTCAGGTGTATAATCTGTTAAATCCAAATACTTTCCATCAAAAGAGTCTCTAAAGGGAAACGTTATACCATATGTTTTACCATCAGCCATACTAATGATAAATATAACCAAGTATTGTTTTTAAGAAACACAAAAAAACCCGCCAAATTAATGACGGGTTTAACATGCAATATCCCCAAATTTTACATGTAATGATGTTTAAATCATGCACTAAATGTGTTTAACCTTCACAAGCCACACACTGTAAATCATTCAGGTTGAGTTTCTTTCTTGCGAAAGCCTGTGCTGAGTTCATTGAGTGTTGGTAGTAAAGTGTCTTCACTCCTAATTGCCAAGCGTCCATTAACAATTTGTTTACGTCTTTAGTTGGCATATCAGGTGAAATCATAAGATTAAGTGACTGTGCTTGGTCAATATAATCTTGTCTAACCGCAGCTTGGTTAATGATTGATGCTTGGTTGATTTCAGCAAAAGTTCTGAAAACTTCTTTCTGTTCGTCAGTTAGGAAATCCAAATGTTGTACTGAACCGTCATGTTTTTTAATACTATCCCAAGTAGCCTTAGTATCCTTTTTCAATTCAACTAACAAGTTTTTCAATACTGGATTCTTAATAGTCACTTTCAACTTCGCAACATCTTTAACATAACAGTTAGACCAAATTGGTTCAATTGATTGTGATACCTGACCTAAAATGAATGCTGAAGATGTTGTTGGTGCAATAGCATTCAATGTAACATTTCTTCTACCATAACCTTTAAGTGTCTCAGGTTCCCCAAAAATCTTAGCAAGTTCCTCAGATGCTTTGTAAGACTTATCTTTAATCAACTTAAACACTTGAACGTTCAACTTAGCAGTTTCTTTAGTATCAAATCCTAATCCTTTTGATTGTAGTAGTGAGTGCCATCCCAATACTCCCAAACCTAACGCTCTTTGTCTAACTGCGAAGTTATAAGATTTCTCCAAATAGAAGAAGGCTCTTTGTCCTTCAATAGTTCCATTAGTTCTCAATGAATCAATCTTATCAATAAACTCCGTTACAACCGCATCTAAGAAATAAACCATAGTCTCAACTGCGTCAGTGTCTTTCCATTCATCGTAATGTAAAAGATTCATTGATGATAACACACAAACAAATGACTCTTCTTCAGAGTTGTGAAGTGCAATTTCAGAACAAAGATTTGAATTATAAATCTTCATACCTTTATCACGATACACTTCAGGTGCTTTTTTGTTCATTGTATCAGAGAACATAATGTAAGGATACCCAATCTCCCCACGTCTTTGAATCACCTTAGCCCAAATTGCTCGTTTATTTTTGTCACCAGCAATCATGTCAGTCATAAAATCATCACTTACCGTTACTGCGTGTGTCAAATCTTGAATTGGGAACCCTTCAGTACCAATCTCCAAAAACTCCTTAATATCAGGATGTTCAATCGGTAAGTAAGGTGAGAATCTACCTCTACGAGTTGACCCTTGTGAGATGTTATCTACAACACTTTGGAATAGGTTCATGAAATGTACTGAACCAGGTGCGTGTCCATTATCAGTAATCTCAGCACCTCTACCTCTAATGTTACCAAAGTAACCTGATGTTCCCCCACCCATCTTACTCATCTCACCAACTTCAGCTTGAGTGTAAAGAATTGACTCAATATTATCACCGATGTTTGAACCAAAGCAACTCACAGGTAAACCTCTTTTCTTACCAAAATTAGCCCAAACAGGTGATGATAATGAATACCATCCCTTACCCATGTAATCATAAAACTTTTCCGCAAATCCTTCCATACCTAAAAGTTTTTCTGCGTGTTCGGCAATGACTTTAATTCTTGCCAGTGGTTCTTCACCCTCACTCAAATATCCTCTACGAAGGAAGGTTATTGATTCTTCATTAATCCAATCAAAAGGTTTTCTATTGTCCATATTATAAAATTAAAATTTGTTATTAAAATAAATCGTTTACTGTTATTGATTTTTGTTTTTTGCTATAATTAATACTTCTCTTGTTAAAGAAGTCTGTGTGTTTGGTAGTAAGAATTTCATCATCAAACCATTCAGTTGTTTCCAACATTTTTTGGTCTACTTTGAATACACTGTTAATACCAATAGAGTTCAAAGATACATTAAATCTGTGTTTAATAAACTCCAAAGTTTGTTCTTTTGTTAAGAAATCAAGGTCTCCTTTTTCAAAAATCCACTCAATGATTTCAGATTCAGCTTCATAAGCATCTAAAGTAGCCTCAACTAAGTCATCAATTAAATCTTCAGTCCACCAAGTTGGGTTTTCTCTTTTAATAAGATTAACCAAATCAAAACCAAACTCAGCGTGAATGTTTTCCTCTTTTGATGTTGCTTCAACAGCATTACTCATACCTTTCAAAACGTTCTTATGTTTGTTAAATGACATAATAACTAAGAATTGTGAGAATAATGATACGTTTTCTACAAACATTGAGAATAAGATAACAGATTCAAAGTATTCTTTGTTTTCAACCGCTTTTGAATTTGTGATAGATTTTTCCAAATATTTGATTCGTCTACGAATTGCCGGTACTTCCAACAAATTTTCAAACTCACTATTCAATCCTAACAATTGAATTAAGTGTGAATATGCGTCAGCGTGTCTAACTTCAGACTCTGCAAATGTCGCTCCAACACTTCCGATTTCAGGTTTAGGCATTCTTTTGTAGATATCACCCCAGAATGTCTTAACCGCAATCTCAATTTGTGAGATAGCCAACATCGCTCTTTGTACCGCAGATTTTTCTTTTTCATTCAAGTGAACCATGAAGTCTTGGATATCTGAAGTAAAGTTAAACTCAGTGTGAACCCAATATGAGTGTCTGATAGCATCAACATACTCAACTAAATTTGGATATTCATAAGGTTTCAAAGTCACTCTTTTTGTAAAGATATTTGGTCTGTGCTTTGAACGATAGATTATGTATTCTTTAGCAACATCATTCAATCCGTTGTCCATCAACTTATTCTCAACCATGTCGTGAATTTCGTCAACGTGAGGAATGCGATTTTTGTCACCTCTGAATAGACTTTTTTTGGTTAATCTAGCAATCTTGTCAGCCATTTCAATATCAATTTTGTCAATACTTTCCATAGCCTTTAGTATTGCGTTTTTAATCTTCTCGGATTCAAATAGAACTTTCTCACCAGTTCTTTTGATTACATAACGAGTTTCGTTTTCAATCATGTTTAAAATATTGTCCATATTATTGTATTAAATTATAATTTATTAATTTGGTAGTTCTCTTTGTTTTCTTTTCTCCATGAGTTCTTTGATACGGTCTCGTTTTTGTTCTTCTTTGTTCTCTTGGAATCCTAAGAAAGTAACTGATGACTCGGTATCAATTTCCAATAACTCATTATCAAACTTACAGTTTTCAAAAATAACACCATCTTTTCCCAATCGTGACTTTGTGATTGCGATAGTCGCCAACTTCATCTCCTTCTGTTGTAGTGTTTTAGCTACAGAGATAATAACGTGACCAACTTGAGCTTTCTTAATTGAACCCCCCATTTGGTCTGTAGTTACAACCTCAGAAGAAATTGAAGAACGATTACCTTGTGTTGCTGTCCAACCTGCGATGTTTAGTTCGTGACACATAGCTTCAAATGCTCTCATAACAGCACCTTCACTCTTCCACTCATCACTTAACATTTTATTAGGTACCACACAGTCAATATAATCCAACACAATTAAGTCAATCTTAATTCCATCGGCAATCATTTTTCTAACTTGATTCTTAATCTGATTCATAGTATGAACATCAGATGGTAGTTTCTTCAAAATCAACTTGTTTTGCATATTGTTTTTGATTTCTTCTACCCTACTCATAACTTCTTCTTTATGCAAAGATAAGTCATCAGGAGCGATTTTTGTCCACATTGTAAAATGTTTTCTTTGAATAATCTTTGGGTTATCCTCAAAGAAAATTTGTAAAACATTATACCCAAGATTGAAACCTGTGTTTGCAATCTTAGAAAGAATTGTGGTTTTACCCACACCTGTTGGTGCCAAAATAACACCAATTTCACCTTTAGCTAATCCACCTTTTAACAGATTATCAATACCATCAATACCCATTGGGATTGGATGACGATAATCATCATTTAATACATCATCTAAATTAGAAAAAACTTCACCTGTATCATTGTTTCTTTCACCTACTTGAAGTGCGTTACGAACCAACTCTTCAACTTTGTCATAGTTTTCAAACTCACCAGCATCAATAATCTTCTGAGC